ACGTATACCAACACCAAATATGGAACAGGTGGCGTTGTCGTCGCTGCTACGGGGCCAGAGCAGATAGGACATCTGCCATCATCAGAGAAAAAACACAGTGGAAATGCGGCCTGGCTTCACGAGTTCGGCTCAGCGCCTCGAAGACCGGGAACAAAGAATCGTCGAACCTACGTCAATGTGCATCAAGCGATCAATGGTCGGATGAAGCGGATCGGCAGTATGCACGACGAAGAGTTCGCAGCGCAGAAGTCGGGATACTATTTTCTGATGGGTTCTCTAAGAGAGCCCACACGCCAAGCTCGAGCGGGAAGCGGGTATCCGCACGACTTCGCGTTTACAGATGGCAGAGGCCAGCACCCATACACGCTGCATCCCGGCGAAACGTATGGAGGTATGCCTGCACATGGACTTATGCAAAAGACCCTTGCTTCTGTGGGGTCGCAAGTCAACAGCAGTTTGATCTCGTTGTTGACTACAGCAATTAACAAAGCGATTGCTGACCAGAGCGAGGGGAGGCTCTAAAACAATGCTTATATCTCCAGAGCGACATATTTATTTAAAACTGATCACAGCCCCTTCGGTTGCTCGCATCGTCGGGTTCCAGGTTTATCCGATCGCTGTGCCCAAAACCAACGCACAGATTCCTTTTCTTGTTTATCGGCGATCAGACATCTCCAGAGAGACGCACCTCGCTGGCCCGATGTTCCAGCCGGTAGTCAGGCTACAGGTAGCAGCATGGTGTCTCACCTACGACAGCGTGAGAGAACTCGCAGACGAGGTTCGCATGGTGCTCGACGGCAGCACCGGGACGTTGGCTAATGCTACAATTGAAGACATCAGGCTGGTCTCGGAAATTGATGATTTTCTCGATCCTACGTCGATCGGGGCACAGTTGCCACCGGCATACGAAGTTCGTCAGTTGTATTCGATTCGGTGGCACGAAGCCTCCGAATAACCAAACCCGCGCAAGGAGGCGCAAAGTATTATGGCAGGCATATCCGCACAGGGACTCACATTTACGTTTGGCGGTTCGGCGTTGATCGTCACCAGCGTAAACGTCTCGGATTCTCAGGACTTGATCGATGGTTCCCACTTGGGAATTCCACCATCGGGCCGCAAAGAATTCGTTGGTGGATTTGGCACGACTCGCGAGGTTACTTGCGACTACATCTCCACGACGGTCTTAGTTGCAGGCACCAGTGGCGCTCTTGCGATCAGCGGACCGATGTCGTTTTCAGGCAACGCAACTCTGCAAAGCTCGAGCATCGGCGGCAGCGTCGGCGATCTCATCAAAGGAAATGCCTCGTTTAAGGTTGCTTAACACATATGGCAGGCGTCACCTCTCAAGGAGCTACGTTCACGTTTCGTGGCTTCAGCGGAGCTATCACTGGCATCAGCGTTGAGTATCCAAAAGCAGAAATCACAGACATGACCAGCGTAAGTCATGGTCTGGGGTATGTCGTCCTTGTTCCGACGAATGATTGGTCTGCGGGGTCTTTCTCTGTGGATTACATACGGACCCCCTCAACAGGAGACCCGCAAGATCATGTGCGAAAGGTGAGTCAACTGACGATGGCTTCGAGTGGTTTTACTATCTCGAAGCGAGTGGTTTGCGAATCGGCGTCTAACGAGGTCCGCGTTGGTGAGTTGGTGCGCGGAAACCTCAAATTTACCATCACCGACTACACCATGACGAGTTGATAATTTTATGTCGCTTTCAAGATCAGCAATTCTAAATGTGAACGATACCAAGCTCGACAAAGTCAATGTCCCTGAATGGGGCGGTGACGTTTGCATCAAGACGCTCACCGGAACAGAGCGTGACATCTTCGAGGATTCATACGCAGATCAGAAGATGAAGCAGTTCCGAGTTCGCTTCCTTGTGCTCACTCTCTGTGACGAGTCTGGAAACAGGCTTTTTACAAACGAAGAGATCGATGTCATCGGCAGCAAAAGCTCAACAGTAATAGCTACTCTGTTCGACAAAGCGTGGGCTTTCAACGCATTCCGCGTGGAAGACGTTAATGCATTGGGGGAAGGTTCGCCGAACGCCCAGAGCGACGTTTCTACTTCAAACTAGCTCTGGCCCTCGGCAAGACGGTGAAGGAATTGTTGAGTGATCTCGACAGCAGAGAGATCGCTGAGTGGTACGCATACGATCAGCGGTGGCCGTTGCCAGACCCCTGGCAGCAGACGGCGAGGATGTGCAGGATCATCATGTGTTCGAGCGGGAATTACAAAAGAGGCGAAGTCCCCGAAGAGTCGGCGTTTATTCCGACTCTGAACCGGCCAACTCAATCACCAGAACAAATACTTGCCGAATTGATGAAACTCAACCAGAGGTAGTAAACAAGTGGGCTATCTCGGCAAAATCTCTGCGATCGTCACGGCGAACCCCATTAATTTGCAGAAGGGGTTATCTGACGCTGCGAGCAGCGTAAAGCTGTTCGGCCAGTCGGTCGAGAAGAACATACGTTCTTCAATGAGGGACTCGGAGAAGAGTTTCTCCGGCGTCTTGACACAGGCGCAGCGACTCAAAGCGTCTCTCGATGCCGCCCTTTCTGAAAAACTAAAATTCAAGGGTTTCGCTGGAATAGATAAAGACATAAAAGGCGCAGCAAGAAGAGCGTCAGAGCTTCAGAATGCCGCCGAGGGCATAGCTAAACCACTCGGTAGCGCGGCCGCTAAGTTCAGCCAGATGTCGCACGAGATACAGGCTAGCTTTATGCCTGCATTAGCGGCTGCGCAGCAGCGCGTCCAGACTCTGCACAACGAGATTAACTCTGGCACAAGGATCACCAAGAAGAATTTCTCAGACGTTGCAAATCAAGCACTAGCTGCCGCTGCGGCGATTGAAAGAATCTCGGAAGCGCAGCAACTAGCGAACCAGACAAAAGTCTCAAAGAGCTTCGCATTTGTTGACCCCGCGTCGGAAGACTCGCTGCGGCGAATGGCACTGCTCCAGAAACAAGCGTCCTCGGCACCACTTGAAGTACGAGTTGGCAAGTCGTTTCAGAAGGCACAACTTGAAGTCGAGAAGCTTTCACAGACGTTAGTAAAACTCACAGCAGACATCGAGAACCAAAGAGCGCAGAAGAAAAGTCCTTCTGATCAGTTGGCTAAGGATTTGGTTAATGTGCAAGCCAAAGCAAACGCTGCGATGGCAAAGCTTAATGGCTTAATCCCTGTAGAAAACGCAGTCGGAAACTCTGCCGACATCGCTGCAAAGAAGCAACAAGCATTAGCCGCAGCGATCCACGCAACAGTAGTCGCTGCCAGCGGCGCTGTTGCTGACCCGTTCTCTGCGAGGACCAGGTCTGTTGAAAAACTTCATGCTGCGTTAACGGCACTTCCCGACGCTCACCCGATGAAAGCGTCGGGGTTGCAATTCGTTGGCGAGATGAGAACGAGGGCAGAAGTCGAGGAAAAGGGAATATCCAGCGGAGCAACAACAAGAGATCAAGACGCACTTAGAAATCAATCTGCCGCTTCCGCCGAGAAAGACCTCGCTGCACTCGCGGGCGTTAACGCAAAACTAACTGAATCAGAAGCGAAAGCTAAGGAATTAAAAGACGAGAACGAGAAGTTGGCGAATAGCTTTTTTAGGGTTGCCGAAGCTGCTCGCCTAATCCCATCAAACCCCTTCGCAGCACAGGAAAAGGCGTTTGCAAGATATCAAGCTGCCGTGATGGCGATGGCAAAGGACAATCCAAGAAAAGCAGCAGCAATGTCTGGCCTCGAAGCTATTGCTGGCAGGATGGACCTTGCTGGTCAAAGAAAAGCTTCTGGGGAACTACCAAAAGACAGAGCAGCGGCGCTTGCTGGTCGTAGCGCTGCATCCTTGAATGCTGGTGCGGACAAGCTCGACGCTGAAAGAAAATCTACTAAGGAATTAAAAGACGAGACGGATAGGTTAGCGAAGGGGTTTTACGCAGCAGCAGAAGCGGCGTTGGCATTCCCATCAGACCCATTCGCCGCACAAACGAAAGCAGTCGAAAGATACAAAGCTGCCGTGATGGCCCTAGCAGATAGCGACCCAAGAAAAGCAGCAGCAATGTCTGGCCTTGACGCTATTAATGCAAGGGTGAACCTCGCTGGTCAAAGAGCAGATTCTGGCGCACTACCAAAAGACAGAGCAGAGGCGCTCGCTGGTCGCAGCACAGCATCCTTGAATGCCGGTGCGGACAGACTGAAGGACAACGGCCTCGGCAAAGCGATGACCGACGCCTCGCGTCAGTCCGACATACTCAAGGGGAAGATCAACACACTAAAGGGTCAGTTGGATCAACTCGACGATCCGATACGATCAACCATGATCCCCGCCATACAGGAGATGGAAGCTCATTTCCGGTCTAACTTACCCGCCGCAATCAATGCCTCTATCGCAAATGCTAAACAAATGGAGGTGTCGTTAGCTCGACTTCAAAAAGCGAGCGACATAAAAAGCTCAGGAGCGATTATCGACGAAGCTGCGATAACTCGATCAATGGGTCGTTTAGCCGGAATGGAGCAAGTCTTGTTGCGTGTAGGGGCAGCGGCAGGTAGCAACACAGCGATAGCGTTTGATCGGCTCGCTAATGCAACGAGGACAGCCGTTCAGGCCGGAACCCTAGGTTTGCCGGATACTATTCGACTATTGAATACTTTAGAAAAAGAAGCAGCAGAAGCGGCCGCCGCGACTCGATTAATAACCGTTAGCGGGGCTATGGCAGATATAAATCGCGGTGGCGACGTTGGTCGAACTGGCATGAATAAATTCAGTATGGGACTAAATCAAGCCATGTT